CCTGATGGAAGGGAAGCCGATCTTTCCGGAGTACAAGGACAGCACCCATTGCGGCACCCCGGAGTTGATCCCTGCGCGTGAGTTGGTGATCGGGATGGACTTTGGGCTGACACCGGCGGCGGTGTTCCTCCAGCAGGACGCCCGGGGGCGGTGGTTGTGCCATCGGGAGTTGGTGTGTGAGGACATGGGCGCGGAACGGTTTGCCCAGGTCATCAAGACGGAACTGGCGCAGAACTTCGCTGGGTGCCCAATCACGCTCTGGGGGGACCCTGCGGGGGCTCAGAGGTCACAGGCGGACGAAAAAACCGTGTTCGGCGTCCTGGCAGCAGCAGGATTGCCTGTCAGGCCTGCACCGTCGAATACAAACTTGATACGGCTGGAGGCGGTCAAAACGACGCTGAACCGGATGATCGATGGGTCGCCAGGGTTCCTCATCCATCAGCAATGTAAGACGCTCAGGAAGGCGCTGGCGGGCGGGTACTGCTACCGGAAGTTGAAGATCTCAGGATCGGCGCGGTACGCAGAGACGCCGGACAAGAACGAGTTCTCTCATATCGCCGATGCGTTGCAGTACGCTCTGCTCGGCGGCGGGGAAGGGCGTACTGTGCTGCACAACCCAACGGCGCACGCGCAGCGCAGGCCTGAAACTTACGGCGCGGATTATGATCCGCTGGGGTGACGAGATGAAGAATGAATCGATCAAAGATACTGCACATTGCTGCGCGGCGACGACAGTGAAGGTAGCGGAGCGCATAGAGCGTTGCCCCGCTTTCGATCTCAGTGAATTAGATATCACGATCTCTGCCTTCGACTTCTCAGAGGCGTCCTACTATTCCCTTCTAATCGATCCCAAGGAGCGGGCATGCTGACTTCAAGCGAAATAGCAGCGAACTACACTTTGATCCGGGTGATGACCCTCAATGATTGGCCTGCGGTGTTACTCATGGCGGAGGCCATGCACGCCGAGTCAGCGTACTGCGGGACGGAGTTTAGCGCGGAGCGGGTGAAGGAGACATTCCGAGGGCTCGTAGACCAAGAGCACGGGATCACGTTCATCGCGGAAGTAAAGGGGGAGGTCGTCGGCATGTTCATAGGGTATGTCACCCGCCATTTCTTCAGTGACGAGCTACTCGCCCAAGACCTCGTCACTTACATCGTTCCTGAACACCGGAAAGGGACGCTTGCTTTCGGGTTAGTGAACGCGTACACTCAGACCGCGACACGCCTAAACGTGTCCATGATACAGCTCGGAGCCACTTCCGGGACCGAGAACGACAGAGTAGCGCAGCTATTCAGCCGCCTCGGATATGAACGCAGCGGGACGGTTCTCCGACGCAAACCAGTTTAATAGAGGGCTCCATGGGTGCAGACTTCGGGCAAGCGACAGGGTTGGAGCGGATCACGCAAGGTCGCGACCCGATTTTCGGTATCCGACAGTTTCCTGGGGCAGACAAAGACCCTCTGATGCGTAAGACCTCTAAGGTCTTCAGCTTGGAGAAGAAGGCCCGCGCAGAGCGAGCCGGTACTCGTGGGACTCAACGTCCTGTGTTTCTGAAATAAGGAGACGGACACTGTGGGATCTTTTCTCGGAGGCCCATCTGCCCCCTTCTACGCGCCATACCCGACCCGTGAGGACCCTTATGTGGTGGCTGCACGTGAAAGGGCTCGCATTGCCGCCCTCGAAGCTAAAGGCCGCAAGTCCACGATCCTGACCAGTGGCGAGGGAGTTGAAGGTGACGCTCCTGTCAAACGCCGCGTTCTAGGAGCCGGGATCTGATGACCGAGCAAGACAAGAAGCTCGTCGAAGGGTACCTCGCCAGAGCGGCAACGCTTGAAGGGGAGCGCAGTGTACTCAACGGGCATCTTCAAGAAATCGCGGACCTGATCCTCCCCCGCCGTGCGTTATTCCACAGCGAACGAGTTCAAGGCGCGAAGCTCAATTCAAAAATATACGACTCCACCCCCGCCAGAGCCAACGACCTCCTCGCCGCAGGGCTGCACGGGATGTTGACGAACCCCGCCGCGAAGTGGTTCACGTTGAAGATCCCCGGTGTAGAGTTGGACGAGGCGCAAGCCGGTTGGCTCGTAGCGGTTGAGAAGGTCCTCTTCGACGCGATAAACGACCCTGACGCTGCGTTCAGTTCCGCCATCCATGAGATGTATTTGGAGTTCGGCGCTTTTGGGACCGGGCTGATGTTCATCGGGGAGAGTAAAGAGCGCGACGGGGTGTACTTCCGGTCGATGCCGCTCTCCGAATGCCATATCGCTGAAGATGGTTTCAGCAAAATCGACACTGTCTTCCGCCGCTTCACTATGACCGTCGCCGCCATTGTTGGCCGGTGGGGGTTGGATGCCGTCAGTGAAGACGTGATGAAGAAGTACGAAGCACAAGAGCTCGACCACCGCATTGAGTTGTTGCACGTTGTGCAGCCTCGACGTACAGGGGCTCTTGTGTCCAGTCTTGCGCCGAACGCGCAGAAGGCGTTCACCTCAGATTACGTCGAGGTGGAGGCCAGCCACATGCTCGCGTCCTCTGGCTTCGACACGTTCCCTTACGTGACGCCGAGGTTCTACCTGGCCCCCGGCGAGACCTACGGGCGCGGCCCGGGAATGACGGCACTCCCCGACATCAAGATGTTGATGGAGATGATGAAGACGTTGATCGTCGCAGCCCAGAAGGCGGTGAACCCGCCGATCATGGCTCCGGACGACGGTTTCATCGGTCCACTCCGTATGATCCCCGGCGGGATGAACTATTACCGCTCAGGAACGCAGGACCGGATCGAGCCTATCCAGCTCGGGAGTAACATCCCTGTCACACTGGAGCTGGTTCACGCAATCCAAGAGCAGATCGGGCTGACGTTCTTCACCGACCAGCTTCAACTGTCCAAGAAACTGAACATGACCGCGACCGAGGTTCTCCAGGAGACCGAGCAGAAGCTCCGCCTCATGGGTCCGATCTTCGGGCGACTCCAGTCCGAAGCCCTCGACCGTATCATTCAGCGGGTGTTCACTATCAAGGACGCGCAAGGAGAGATCCCGGAAGCGCCTGAAGGTATTGAGTCTTTCGATATCGAGTACGTCTCGCCGATGGCGAAGGCGCAGAGGCAGCTAGAATCCCAAGGGTTGATCCGGACGTTCGAGATCTTGTCACCCTTCGCAGGGCTCGACCCTGAGATGTTTGACAAGTTCGACACTGACGCCATGCCGTTCTACATCGGCCATGAATTGTTCGGGGTGAACCCGAAACTCTTCCGTGACGACGAGACGGTGGACGAGATGCGACAGCAACGGCGGGAGCAAGAGGAGATCACTCAAGGTGTCCAGAACTTGCAGACAGCGGGATCGGCGGCACAGCAATTCGCTCAAGCCGGGGCCACAGTGGGAGGCAACGTATGAGCGCCGAAGCGGTGAAGGCTGCGAAGATTGCGGCCATGTCGGATTTCAAAACAGTGTTCGGGACCGAAACAGGGAAGAGGGTCCTCAAGCATTTGATCCAGGAGTGCGGACTGCTGAGTTCCACCCTGACAGGGGTTGATGGCGGGCGTTCAATCGACCCTTACGAAGTGCTGCACAGAGAAGGGCGGCGGGACGTTGGACTGTACATTCTCCAAGTAGTGGAGTACCCGCTGGAAGATTTCATAAAGACCACAGGAGAGGTGTTGAAAGATGTCTGAAGCTATTCTCAGCGGGCAGGAAGCCCCTGTAACGGAAGAAGCACCAGCGGCGGAGACCGCCCCTGAAACGTCGCCGGCACCTGCTGCAAGCGCGGAAGACTGGACCTCTACTCTGCCGGAAGAAGAGCGCATTGCCGCGCAGGCAGCAGGCCTGAAGTCTATGGCGGATATGGCAAAGTCCTGGCGCAGTGGGCAGAAGATGATCGGGCGGGATAAAATCCCGATGCCGAAGACGCCTGAAGAATACATGGACGTGTACAACCGGCTCGGACGTCCGAAAGAGGCCACGGAGTACGGCCTCGGTATGCCGGAAGGTCTACCGGAAGGTATGCCTGCCGAAGCTACGCAGGAGTTTATCGACGCCGCTCAAGGCAAGTTCCACGAACTCGGTTTCACCAAGGAGCAGGCCACGAACCTCCACAACTGGTACTGGGCAACGAACCTGAAGTCGTTTGACGACGCGAAGGTCCAGACCGAGACCGCCTGGGATCAGCGGGTGGAAGGGCTCAAAAGTGAGTGGGGGACTGACTTCAACGCGAACGTGAGGCTCGCCACTCAGGTGGTGCAGAAGTTCGCGGGAGACGACGCCGAGAGTTTGCTGGCGTCACTCGACACCGGGTTCGACCCTTTGCTGGTCAAGATGTTGGCGAAGATGGGCAAGAGTTTCGCGGGCGACGGCTCCCTGGTCAATGCTGAAGGTAAAGCGGTGGTCGCCCCGTCGCAGGCTCGAACTGAAGCGGAGCATATCATGGCCTCCGACCCTGCATATCTGGATTCATACCATCCGCAGCACGCTGCGGCGAAGGCTAAAGTAACGGCGCTTTTCCGTAGCGCGTCGCAGTAAACCGGGTAGCCCGTAAGGGTCCAGTTCGTTGGTGTGAGCGCACTCCCCGCCCGGGATAAGGCATACAGATAGGGTCCGTTGTACGGGTAGTCCTGTCGAGAGTTGAGTTTTCTTTTAACTTTCTACAGGAGGCCATACCATGGCAACCCTCGTTGATTCAGATTGGAAAGTAAAACAGTATTCATCCGGCGTTCTCCACCTCGCCCAACTGAAAGGTGCGGTCACCCCTGGACTCGTCTCCCAGAGAGGCAAGGTCGTTGGTGACCGCGTCTACTTCTCTCGGATGTCCCCCGCTGCTGCGACTGTAAAAACGACTTCCGGAGGGGATACCCCCGTCGGCCCCGAGCTTGGCAGTCGTCGCGCCGGTGCACTCATCACGTACGAGTACGGCAGCCCTCTCATCGACGATACCGACGTTCTTGAGAACATCCACGACCCAGCGAGCGAGTATCAGCTCGCTGGCGGGTATGCGTTTCAGCGGGCCAAAGACGACATCGTCATCGCTGCGATTAACGGCAGTGCGTACTCTGGTGTCGCCGGAGCCACGTCTGTCGCGCTTCC